TATCAAAACAAAGAAAGAATTGTAGAATTAAATAATAAGTTTGTACCAGTTAGTCCTACAGAATGGAAAAACAGATACAACATATCAATCAATGTTGGCTTAGGTGCTGGTTCTAAAGATCAACAAATTGTTATGCTAAATAATATTTTACAAAAACAATTACAGGCTTTCCAATTACAAGGTAACAAAGAATATCCAATGGTTACTTTAAAAAATATTTATAATTCACTAGCAAAAATTATTGAAGAAGCTGGACTTAAAAATGTTGAAAACTATTTTGTTAATCCAGATGAGGGTAAAGAGCTAATTCAACCTAGTCCTCCACCTCCACCAACTCCAATAGAGAAAATAGAATTTACTAGAATAGCATCTGAAGAAAAACGAAAAGTTGCAGAGCTAGAACTAGAAGCTAAAAAATTAAAAGCTGAAACAGCAGAAGCTATTTTAGGTTTTGAAACTAAGATTAAGGAAATGGAGCTAAAGTATAATACACAACTTGATGCAGCTAAAATAAAAGCAGATGCTGATATAGAAAAATTAGTTACATCAAATAGAAATAAAACTTTCCTTGCTGCACAACAATCATCAGACAGACTAGAACAACAAGTAGATAATTTAGATGGACAACAGCGAACAGGACAAGCTCAACCAGGAATTGACCCAAGCGAACAAAGCTAAGGCATTATTTCAAGACCCATTATTAAAAGAAAGTTTTGATAAACTAAGAACTTTATATTCAGAAAGTTTATTTAATACTGGTGCAATAGAAACAGATGCTAGAGAAAAACTTTGGTTAGCCTACAATGTGGTCAATAAGGTAGAACAAAATTTATTAGAAATGATTGATACAGGAAAACTAGCTTCTAAGCAGTTAGAAGATTATAGAAAAAGTATCAAAGATAAAAAATTCTAATCACTAAGGTTAGGATAAGCCAACCTCATAAGAGGAGCTTAACTTACAAGGAAACACAATGTCAGATAATCAAGGCAATCCTTTACAAGGATCTGAAACTGATGTGCAAAAAGCACAAAAAGCAATTAATGGATTATTAAACCCATTAAATCCAAAAGAAGAAGAAGTAATAGGGCAACAAGAAGCTCCTACAGAAGAAAAACAACAAAATTCTCCTGAACCACAAAATGAGGAATCGGAAACCGATCAACCACAGGAACAGGAAATAAGCGAAGAAACTGAATCAGAAGAAGAAGAAGTTTTGGAGCAAGATGTATCTCAAGACGAAGAACAAATTGATACTCAAGAGAAACAAGATTCCACCTACAAGGTAAAAGTTGCTGGTCAAGAATTTGAAGTTACCCTTGATGAGTTGAGAAATGGCTATTCAAGAGATGCTGATTACAGACGAAAGACTGAAGAACTTTCTTATGAAAGAAAGCAATTTCAATCTGAATCTGAAAAGCAAAGACAAGACTATTCTCAAAAGCTAAATGAGTTAAATCAAAGTTTGTCAATTGCACAGCAAGACCTAAACGCAGAAATTAATTCTGCTGATTTAGATAAGCTGTATGACGAAGATCCAACAGAAGCTGCAAGAGTTGAAAGACGATTGAAAAAAAAGCAAGAAGCTCTAAATCAATCTATGCAAAAAGCTCAAGCAGAACAAAAGCAACAATTTGAAACATTTTTGCAAGACCAACAGAAAAAATTAGTATCTAAGATGCCAGAATTTTCTGATCCTGTAAAAGCCTCAAGTTTAAAAGCTAATATGAAAAGTACATTGAACAATTATGGTTTTAACGACCAAGAAGTTGCTCAAGTGTACGATCATAGAATTGTTATGTTGGTGAATGATGCTATGAAGTATAGAAGTTTGCAAAATTCAAAACCGAATTTAGCAAAAAAGATTTCTAAACCAGGCAAAGTTCTTTCATCAGGTGTCAAGCAAGGCAAAACTGAAATAAATCAAAAAGCCAGAAAAGAAAAGTTAAGTCGTCTAAAAAAATCAGGTAGCATCAAAGATGCTCAAAATGTTTTTTTAGATATGATTAGTAAATAACAACTTAACACAAGGAAACAACTATGGCACAAGTTACGAATACTTATTCGACTTATGATAGTGTGGGTCAAAGGGAAGATTTATCAGATATTATCTATTCAATCTCTCCAACTGACACTCCATTTATGAGTTCAATAGGAAAAGAAAAAGCAACTGCTGTTCTTCATGAATGGCAAACTGATGCTCTTGCAGCAGCAGCAGCAGACAACTACCAAATAGAGGGTGATGAAATCGCATTTACAGCACCTACTGCTACAGTAAGATTAAATAACAGAACTCAAATTTCAAGAAAATCTGTTATCGTATCTGGAACACAAGATGCAGTTAATCTAGCTGGTAGAAACAATGAACTAGCTTACCAAATCTCTAAAAACTCTAAAGAGTTAAAAAGAGATATGGAAACTTCATTAACAGCTAACCAAGCTCCTGTAACAGGAAACGACACTACACCTAGAAGATTAGGTGGTATTGAGTGTTGGATCAAAACTAACACTTCAAAAGGTGGTGGTTCTGGTGCAGATCCTACAACTTCTGGTTCTAATGCTAGAACTGATGGAACGCAAAGAGCTTTCACTGAATCTCAACTTAAAGACGTTGTAAAAAAATGTTGGGATGAGGGTGGAGATCCAAGTATGGTTATGCTTGGTTCATTTAACAAACAAATCCTATCTGGCTTTACTGGTGGATCAACTAGATTTGACCCAGCTGAGAATAAAAGATTAGTAGCAGCAGTGGACATCTACGAAAGTGATTTCGGAGCATTAACTGTTGTACCTAACAGATTCTCAAGAAGCAGATCAGCTTATGTTATACAACCTGATATGTGGGGAGTAGGTTTCTTAAGAGACTTCCAACTGGTTGACTTAGCAAAATCTGGTGATGCAGAGAAAAAAGCTATGTTGTGCGAATACACACTTGTTTCTAAAAACGAAAAAGCAAGTGGTGGTGTGTTTGATTTAACAACTGCGTAATAATTAGAATTATAGGGGGAGCAATCCCCCTATAACTAAATAACAATTTTGTTTGGTCTTTGAAGATTTTTTAAAGTCGGAACGAAGCAATCAAAAAGGAAAATACAATGAGAACACTAAACGATTATTTTTTAACATCTGCTATACCTGATGTATCAACTGCATCTTCAACTTTTGTAGTTGTGCCAGATAAAGGTAGAATTGTTAAAATTTTTGCACATAACAAAGCAACTACTACAGGAACAGCAGCTATTTCTTTTGAAATAGATGGTGTGGCTTGTACTTCAGCTGCGATTAGTCATGTAGCAACAAGTTCTGCTGGAAAGCAATATGAAGTAGAACCAACAGCATTAAATGATGTAAATGAGGGTTCAGCTCTTGAAGTTATCACTAATGGTGGTTCATCAAATGCTTCTAAAATGGAAATTACTTACGTTATTAGAAGATAATTACAAAATTTGAGGGGATCTTGTCTAGCGATACTTCCCCTCAAGTACTAATCTTTAAAAAGGAAATACATTATGCCAATGGTCGGTAAGAAAAAATTTTCATACACAAAAAGTGGAATGAAAAAAGCAAAAGCATACGCAAAGAAAAAAAAGAAAAAAGTAAAATACAAAAAATAAAGGAAATAAATTATGAGTTTTAATTATGGATTAAGACATGGAACTGTACTAAAATTAACTTCAGGTAGTTCTTCATCTGCTTCAGCAGCATTTTCTACTGGTACAGAATATATAAGATTAGTAAGCACAATTGCTTGTCATATTCATGTAGCAAAATCTGCAACAGCAACAACAAGCACATCTTTACTACCAGCTAACGAAGTAGAAATTATAAAAGTTTCTCCAGGTGAACAAATAGCTGTATTAAGAATTGGTAGTTCTGATGGTGAGCTTTATGTTACTGAACTTAGTGCTTAATGGCTAAACAAAAGTTTGTTCATTTTGTTCCAAGAGATAAACCACCTAAATTAGGTAAGCACAAAAAAAATTTAAATAAATCTGAAAAAAGACAGATGAAACTTACAAGATATAAAGGTCAAGGTAGATAATGGCAAAAATAAGTGAAGAAAAAAATGGTTTGGTTACAGAAAACTTTTATGAATCAGAAAAAGGTGTGGTTCAAAAAAGATCAGTTAATCACCAACCAATTTTAGAACACAATAAAAAGCTATATACACACAATGATGGTTACTCACCAGACAAAGGTTTAAAAAGAGTAGCAACTATTCCATCAATTATTTTAGAAGTTTGGACTAAAGAATATTACAAAGACCAAAACAAAGGTAATTGGTTTGCATTACCAAAAGACGTACAACAAAAAATTTTAAGAGAAAAATTAAATAGTTCTGATTATAGATATTTTAGAACTGCACCAGGAAGATTTTAATGGCATTATCAAATTACTCAAATTTAAAAACATCAATAGCAAATTGGTTAAACAGATCAGATTTAACATCTGAGATTGCAGATGATTTTATTGTTTTAGCTGAAGCTGATTTTAATTCAAAATTAAGAATTAGAAAGATGATAACGCAATCTACTTTTACTATAGATAGTGAAACTGAAAGTTTGCCAACAGGATTTCTTCAAGTAAGAGATATGTTTATTTTAAGTGGTGGTACTAAAAATGCTTTAAGATATGTAGCTCCAGGTCAAATGGATCAAATGATTGGTACTTCAGTTAGTGGAAAACCATCTGCTTATACAATTTTAGGAGATAATTTTAGATTTGCAAAAAAACCAGATGCTAGTTACTCAGGTGTAATAAATTATTATAAAAAATTTGATACTTTATCAGACACTAACACATCAAATTATATTTTAACTGACCATCCAGCTATATATTTATATGGCTCTTTGTTTCATGCAGCTAACTTTTTAGGTGGATATAATCCACAACAAGTTCAAAGTTGGCAACAAATGTATGCAACAGCTATGGAAAGATTAGAACAAAACGATAGAGAAGATCAATTTAGTGGATCTCCTTTACAAGTAAGATCAGAAGATTCTGTAAGATCAGCATTTTCTAATAATTTTTCAATTTCAAATAATTAAAAAATATGCAATTACCTTTTGGCGAATGGTTGCCAGACCAACCAGATCATTTAAATCCAGGTGCAACTGTTGCAACTAATGTTTATCATGCACAGTCAAGCTACAAACCAGTAAAAGGTTTAGTTGCTTATGGTGGAACATCTAATGTAACACAAAATGCTAAAGGTGCTGGTAGTTTTAGAGATAATACAAACACAGTATTTACTTTTGTTGGAACTAAAGACAATATTTACAAATTAACATCTGGTACTTTTTCAAGTGTTAAAGGATCATGTACTGTGAGTGGTGGTGATACAGATTATTTTACCTTTACTCAGTTTGGTCAATATGTAGTTGCAAGTAATGGTGTCAATCCTCCAATGTATTATGAAATGGGTACTTCAACTAATTTTGCAACTTTACAAAGTTTAGTTACAAGTATTGGTCAAGGAACAGTACCATCTAAATTTAAAGTAAGTGGTGTTATTAGAGATTTTTTAGTAACTGCGAATATAGAGAACGCAAAAAACAGAGTGGCTTGGTCAGGTTTAAATGATATTTCAACTTGGGAAGCTGGTGTTAGTTCATCAGATACGCAAGATTTACCTGGTTCTGGTGGTCAGGTTGTTGCCATAACGTCTGGTGAATTTGGGTACGTTTTTAGAGAAGATCAAATCATACGTCTTGATTTTGTTGGTGGAAACGTAGTATTCAGATTCTCAGTAATTTCACCAAACAGAGGTGCTGTTTATGGACAAACAGTTTGTCAAGACAATAGACAAGTTTTCTTTTACGCATCAGATGGATTTTTTCAAATAAATGGCGACCAAATTTTGCCGATAGGAGCTGAAAAAGTAAATAGATTTTTTGATGGTGATTTAAACAAAGCATACACAGATAGAATTACAGCAGCAGTAGATCCATTTAATACTTTGGCTATTTGGTTATATCCAAGTAAAGATAATCCAAATACTACTGGAATTTGTGATAAACTACTGATATACAATTATGTAACTCAAAAGTGGTCAGTTGCTAAAGTTAAAGCATCACAAATCTTTAAACAATTCGTAGTAGCAAACACAGTTGAGTTAATGGATATTATTTCTGAGAACTTAGAAGATATTAATATTTCTC